CATTCATAAGATAAAATAAACCGAGGAGAAAAACATGGCATTTCAGCTATCACCAGGTGTTCTTACAACAGAGAGGGATCTAACAAGTGTTGTCCCAGCAGTCGCTTCTACAATAGGCGCGGTTGTTATCGACGCACAATGGGGACCCGTTGATGAGATCACAACAGTAGAGTCTGAGAACGTTTTAACTGAACGCTTTTTCCAACCTGATTCATCTACATATGAATCATGGTTTACAGCGGCCAGCTTTTTGGCGTATGGTAGTAATCTTAAAGTAATTCGTTCATGTGATGATACAACTGCAAAGAACGCAGGTTCAACAGCAGGTGTCTTAATTAAGAACGAAGAACATTATGATAACAACTTTTCGTCAGGAGAGGGAGTTAATGGCATGTGGGCAGCTCGATATCCTGGAGCTTTAGGTAATTCACTTAAAGTTTCATTTGCTGATTCTAGTAACTACGACACTAATTCAGTAGCATCTGCTACAGTTAGTGCAGGAGGATCTGGCTATTCGTCAGCTCCAACAGTTGCTATTGCAGCACCAGGTTCAGGAGTTACAGCGACAGCTACAGCCACAGTAAGTGGCGGAGCAGTTACTGCAATTGTAATAACGAACCCTGGTAATGGATATTCTAGCGCACCAGCTATTACATTCAGTGGTGGAGGCGGAACTGGAGCAGGAGCTACAGCCGTACTCGCAACAGATTGGACATATAAAGCAAACTTTTCTCGCGCACCTTTGACATCAACATCAGTAGCATTAGTTAGTGGCTCAAATGACGAGTTCCACATTATTGTTATAGATGAAGATGGCTTGTTTACGGGTGTAGCAGGAACAGTTTTAGAAAAATTCGAAGCAGTTTCAAAAGCTTCAGATGCAAAACATCTACAAGGCGGATCAAATTACTATAAAGACGTGGTTAATAACCAGTCAGAATTTATCCGTTGGACAGATCAACCAGCATCCGACGCTACCTTTGGAACAGCAGGAGCAGGAACAGCATATACATCAGGATTTACAGCAGCAGAGTCTACTGTAAGCTTGACAGGTGGTGTTTTTGATAGCCCAGACGCTGGAGATGTACAAACATCTTACGCACTATTCGCAGACGCAGAAAGCGTTGACGTGAACTTAGTGATGACAGCAGGCTGGAGCAACGTAACCAAAAAGTGGGTACAAGACAATATTGCTAAAGTCAGAAAAGACTGTTTAGCATTTGTTTCACCACAAAGAGGAAGCGTAGTAAACAACGCAGGTTCAGAAGTTACACAGGTAACAGGGGATAAAGCAGCTTTATCCGCTACTTCTTATAGTGTAATGGACGGAAACTGGAAATATCAATACGACAGATACAACGACGTGTATCGTTGGATACCATGTAACGGAGACATGGCGGGTCTATGTGTAAACACAGACAACGTTAGAGATCCTTGGTATTCACCAGCAGGATTTAACAGAGGACAACTTAGAAACGCAGTAAAACTAGCGTGGAATCCAACTAAGGCTAATAGAGATGCTCTATACCAAGATGGAATTAATCCTATTATTAATAGTCCAGGAAACGGAATCGTATTATTAGGGGACAAAACTTTACTAGCAGCTCCTTCAGCGTTCAATAGAATTAACGTTAGAAGGTTGTTTATTGTTTTAGAAAAAGCAATATCAACAGCAGCTAAGTATCAATTGTTTGAATTTAACGACTCATTTACCAGATCACAATTCACTAGCATAATTACTCCATTCCTAAGAAGCGTTCAAGGACGTAAAGGAATATATGACTTCCAAGTTATATGTAATAGCAGCAACAATACAGGTGATGTAATTGATAGAAACGAATTTGTAGCAGACATATTTATTAAGCCTGCCAAAGCTATCAACTTCATCCAGTTAAACTTTATTGCTACTAGAACGGGTGCTGACTTTAGTGAAATTGGTGGGTAATGTATAAATAGTAGAATAAGGAGACTATAATGAGAATACAAGATTTTAAGTCCGCACTAGGAGCAGGAGGAGCTAGGCCTAATCAATTCCAGGTTACGCTTGCATTTCCTACTAGATCTAGTGGAGAAGACAAAAATATTCTAGTTACAGGAGCAAGCTTACCAGCTTCAACTGTAAACCCAGCTATCATACAATACCGCGGAAGGGAAGTTAAGTTAGCCGGAGAGAGAATATTTGATCCGTGGACAATAACAATAGTAAACGACTCCGAAATGAGCTTAAGACAAGACTTTGAAGCTTGGATGGAACTGATGAACAACAAAGAAACCAACATGGCGCCAGGTGCTTTAGAACCTGTGACATACCAAGTTGATATGACTGTTGAACATTTAGATAGAAATGACAGGACATTACCTGGAGCTTTCTATACTTTAGTAGATGCATTCCCAATTAATATGTCAGAAATTGCATTACAATATGCACAAAACGACATCATTGAGGAATACACAGTTACATTCCAGTACCAACATTACACAGTTGGTGGAAGCTCGTCAGTAGCTATTGCCGGATAGAAACTAATACAATATGGATTTATTTGGGTTTGAAATAAAGCGGAAAGGGACGCCACAAAGTGAAAAATCTTTTGTGGCTCCATCCGACGACGGTGCAATAGAGTCAATTCGTGCAGGTGGGTACTACGGTACCTACATGGACGTAGAAGGCATAGCCCAAACTGAAGCAGAATTGATTAAAAGGTATCGCGATATTGCCTTAATGGCAGACGTAGATACAGCAGTTGAAGACATAATCAACGAGTCAGTTGCACAATTGGAGAATGAATCTCCCGTCGAAATTAACCTTGATGAAGTTAAACTTTCAGCAAGTGTTAGAAAAAGCATGGCTATAGAATTCGAGGAAATTAAAAATATCCTGGACTTTAAGGATAGAGCCCAGGATTATTTCCGAAGATGGTATGTCGATGGAAAGATTTATTTCCATAAGGTAATAGATCTAGAGAATCCTAAGCAGGGTATAGTAGATATTAGATACATAGACCCTAGAAAGATTAGGAAAGTACGTGAAGTCAAGAAGGAAAAGAATCCTTCTGGCGTCATGTTTGTTAAAGAGGTTAATGAGTTCTTTATATATAATGATAAAGGTGTAACTCAAAAACCTGGAGCTTATGTAGCACCTGAGAATCAACAAGGGTTGAAAATAACAAAGGATGCTATAACATTTGCCCCAAGTGGTTTGGTAGATCAGGACAAGCAAATAGCTTTGTCGTATTTACATAAGGCTATTAGGCCAGCAAACCAACTTCGTATGATGGAGAACGCAGTAGTAATTTATAGAATTACAAGGGCTCCTGAAAGACGAATATTTTATGTAGATGTTGGTAACTTGCCTAAGATGAAGGCGGAACAATATCTAAAAGACATTATGGATCGTTATCGTAACAAGTTAGTTTACGATGCTAATACAGGCGAGATCCGTGATGACAAGAAGTTTATGTCAATGTTGGAAGACTTCTGGTTACCCAGAAGAGAAGGCGGGACAGGAACACAGATTGATACATTGCCAGCAGGCCAAAACTTGGGGCAAATAGAGGACGTAGAATACTTTCAACGTAAACTATATCAATCGTTGAACATTCCTATCTCACGTTTGGAACAACAAGCTGGTATGAACTTTGGAAGAGCAGCTGAGATTAACAGAGATGAAATGAAGTTTACAAAATTCATCATCAAGTTAAGAAGAAAGTTCTCAGTTATGTTGAGCGATCTTTTAAAGACGCAATGTTTACTAAAGGGTGTTCTAACCGAAGACGATTGGCACCTTATTAAAGATGATATACAGTTTGAGTTTTCGACTGATGCTTACTATACAGAGTCTAAAGAACAAGAGATTTTGAGAAGTAGAGTAGAAGTATTAA